AACGGTCTGAAGCTCAGAAAAAGGCAATGGCAGAAGCCCAAAACCTACGCGCAAAAACTGCGGCAGTATCGGTGAAAGGTTCTAGTCCTAGCGCTGGCGGTGTACAGACTAATGGAAGCGACCTGCGATCTTTGATTGCGAGTCAATTTAGCTAATCAATTTAAAGGAACCTGAATCATGGCCTCTTTTGCCAATTTGAGCGACATCATCTCCACCACCATTCAGAGCCGTTCCGGTACTCTGGCTGACTCGGTGACCAAAAACAATGCCTTGCTTGCGAAGCTGAAAGAGCGCGGCAACGTGAAGCCGTTCTCCGGCGGTAACGTGATTTTGCAAGAGCTGATGTACAACGACGCTTCTACCCAGAACGCATCTTCGTACTCCGGTTACGACACAATCGACATTACCCCGAACAGCCCAATCTCTGCGGCTCAGTTCGACCTGAAGCAATACGCTGCTGCCGTGTCTATCTCTGGTCTGGAACAGCTCCAAAACGCTGGCAAAGAGCAGATCATCGACATGCTGGAAGGCCGTGTGCAAGTGGCTGAAGCTCAGTTGATGAACCAGATCAGCGCTGGCGTGTACTCTGACGGTACAGGCAACTCTGGTAAGGACATCACCGGATTGGCTGCTGCTATCTCCACTTCGCCTACATCCGGCACCTATGGCGGCATTAACCGTGCCACATGGAGCTTCTGGCGTAACGTGGCGTTTGACGCTACCACCGATGGCGGCGCGGCTGCTACCTCTGCCAACATCCAGAGCTACATGAACCGTGTGGCTGTGCAGTTGGTTCGTGGTACAGATCGCCCTGACATGATCGTGGCTGATAACAACTACTACCGCCTGTTCTTGGAATCGTTGCAAGCCATCCAGCGCGTGACCTCCGAGTCGTCTGCTGCTGCTGGCTTCACCTCCATCAAGTACATGGGCGCAGGCTTGAACTGCGACGTGTATCTGGACGGTGGTATCGGTGGTTCTATCCCCACTAACCGCATGTACTTCATCAATTCGAAGTTCATGTTCTTGCGCCCACACCGTGACCGCAACTTCGTGCCAATCGGCGGCGACCGCCAGTCCGTAAATCAGGACGCTATTGTCCGATTGGTCGGTTGGGCTGGCAACTTAACATGCTCCGGAGCCCAATTTCAAGGGGTACTTTCGGATTGATAGATCGTAGTTGACCGAAAACAATCAGTAGGCTAACATGATAATTCAACTACAAAGGATTATTATGAAGCTTACTGATCGTTTAGGTCAACGTTATGGCCGTTTGCTTGTAATTGGGCGAGCGCCAAATAAGAGCCAAAAAGATACAAACGCTAGATGGGAGTGTGTCTGCGATTGCGGTGCAAAAACAGTGCAATATGGACAAGACTTAAAAAAAGGCAAGGTTGTATCGTGTGGATGCTGGAATGATGAAAAACGCTTTAAGCATGGATTGGCTGACACTCCGGTTCATCGTGTATGGATCGGTATGAATAGTCGATGCAGCAACCCGAAGCTTGCTAATTACGCAAACTATGGTGGTCGCGGCATTAAAGTGTGTGAGCGTTGGAAATCATTTGAAAACTTCGTTGCTGACATGGGGATTAGGCCAGAGGGCTACTCTATTGATAGGATTGACAACGATGGTGATTACGAGCCTTCAAACTGTCGGTGGGCAACCACTAGGCAGCAATTGAATAACAAGCGCGTTAATCGCATTCTGGTTCTGAATGGCGAGTCTCGGACAATTGCAGAATGGTCAGAAAAACTTGGAATCGGCTGGTACACCATAAGAAGCCGAGTTGATCGTTATGGCTGGACTATTGAAAAAGCCCTAACAACCCCCGTAAAATCTTCCTAACCTTTAAAGGAAATCATCATGGCTACTCCATTTTCCATTACCCCCAGCGTAGGCGCTGACCTGAACACCATCACTTTGGCCGCTGATATTGCTGCCGGTAAAGTGACTGACGCCCGTCTGGGTTCGCAAGTGTTCGGTTCCAATGGCCGTCTTTACGTGTACGTGCAGGCTAACGCCTCCATTCCCGCATCGACTGCCGTTTGCACCGTCAACGCGACAACCTTCCTGTTGACTGCCTCTGGTGGCTCTTACCTGTCTCCCGCTGTGGCGGCTGCGACTGGTGACCGCCTCTGGGTATCCAAAGCAAGCGTTTAAAGCGTAAAATCAGGTGGCCCTTCGGGGCCATCTTCTTATCAACCACTGAAAGGTAATCCATGAGCCAACCTCAATGGGAGTCCCACGTTTTCGCAACCATTTACTCGGAAGCAGTCGAACTGAAAGCGGAGTCTGAAAAAGAAGGCCGCCCGATCTTCACTGACCTGCCGTTTATCCGCATCACCATCCCCGGCGATACGAACAACATCATTGAGCGCAAACTCACTGAGCAAGACAAACACAAATACCCCAAAGCATGGGCCGAATATCAGCGCGGCGAGTCGCAAGGCTTCACCGGCACACCTTTGGAGCAGTGGACACAAATCACCCGCGCACAGGTGAAAGAGTCGAAATACTTTGAGTGCCACACCGTCGAGCAACTTGCAGGACTGACCGACAGCCATTGCCAAAAAATGGGCATGGGTTTCCGCGACCTGCGCGAGAAGGCCAAGGCTTATCTTGGTGTTGCAGAATCCACCGCAGCGGCAACGGCTCAAGCACTGGAAAACGAAAAACTGCGTCAAGAGATGGCAGAACTCCGCGCAATGCTGGAAAGCGGAGAAAAGAAAGTGGGACGCCCACGGAAAGAAACGGCTGAATCATGAATTTACTCCAACTGATACAACAAGTCTGCGACGAACTCGCAATCAATCGGCCTACTGTCATCGTGGGCACGAATGACCCGCAGACACGCCAAATCTCTGCGCTGTTGTATCGGTTGGGTAATGATCTTGTGCGCCAGTTTGAATGGCAACGGCTCAATAAAGAGTACATCCTACAAACTGTCGCATATACCCGCACCGGAATCGTTACAGAAGGCTCCAAGGCGATTGCAGGCATTTCCAGCACTACCGGCCTAAGCACTCAATTTGGAGTCTCTGGGCTTGGTATAGCGCCATTTGCGCAGATTACGAGCGTTGATAGCTCTAGTCAGGTCACGCTTAACATGCCAGCGACACAAAGCGGCACGGTAGATCTTCAATTCTCGCAGGTGCAATACAGCCTGCCCCCCGATTACATCAAGGAAATCCCGCAGACCGAGTGGGACAGAACAAACCGCTGGCCTTTGATGGGGCCGCAGTCTGCGCAGGATTGGCAGTCTTTCAAATCCGGCATTGTCTATGCTGGCCCCCGTGAACGTTTCCGCATCGTTGGGAATACCTATGCAATCAATCCTCCACCGCCTAACGGACTTGTGTTTGGTTTTGAGTATATTTCTGGTGCATGGATCAACTCTGCTAGCGGCGTGGCTCAGACAGCATTCCAATCGGATACTGATACTTTTGTGTTCCCCGATAGCCTTCTTGTTACTGGTCTTAAAGTCCAGTGGAAGCAGTCTAAGGGACTTGATTCCTCTTTTGACCTAGCCGAATTCCGCGCACTGTTGGAAAACTGCAAGGCACAGGACAAAACGTTTGCCTCGCTGAGTCTGTCGCCAATGGGCCAAACAGTATTGATGACCACAATGAACCTGCCTGAAGCTGGGTTTGGGGGCTAAATGGACAAGCAAGCAATCATCAAAGCACTGCGAGACACCGCACAAAGCGCGTCAAACACGGTTGCAGATACTGCGGCTGTACCTGTTGACGCTATCGCCTATGCCCTGCGTAAAGCTGGCCTAGACATTCAAGACCCCGTGATGGGTTCGCAGTGGATGGAGGAACAAGGGCTAACCGCGCCGGTTCAGCAAGGACTGCCAAAAATGGCCGGTGAATTCTTGGGCAACGCTATCCCCGCCGTGGGTTTTGCAAAGGCGATTAAATGAAAGCCTCCGCAACCTCCATACCAGCGCCAGTATCGGGCCTAAATGATCGCGACTCTATCGCGGACATGAAGCCTAGCGAAGCGGTCATCATGGATAACTGGTGGCCTTATCCCTCATATCTGGCAATCCGCAAAGGTAGCGCCAATCACGTTACAGGCCTTCCTGCGACTGTTGAAACGCTTGTGGAGTACCTGCCCACTACCGGAGGCTCTACGCTTTTTGCAGCGGCTGGGACTGCTATCTACAACGTCACAACAGCAGGCGCAGTGGGCGCAGCGGTTCAAACTGGTTTGACAAATGCGCGGTGGGAAAACGCCCAGATCACCACGCCGGGGGGCTCGTTCCTTTACCTTGTAAACGGGGTGGATAAGCCTCGTTTGTGGGATGGGACGACGTGGAAATCTATCGACGGGGCTTCAACCCCTGCGATTACGGGTGTCACCACAACCCTATTTGCCCATGTGCAGCTATTCAAGAATCGCCTTTTCTTCGTTGAAAAGAATTCGATGCGCGTCTGGTATCTGCCGGTTAACTCAATTGGTGGCGCGGCTTCCCAGCTTGACCTTGGCTCGGTGTTTCGATTGGGTGGCTTCGTTCAGGCTGCTTATACGTGGACTATCGACGCAGGTAGCGGGTCGGATGATCATCTTGTGGTGTTGTCTAGCAATGGGGAGGTGGCTGTTTACTCAGGGGCCGACCCTTCTAGCGCTACTGATTGGCGATTGATTGGCGTTTTCACCCTCGGGCGACCCTTGGGGCGGCGCTGCGCTGTTAAGTTCGGCGGAGATTTAGCTATTAACTGCATGGAGGGCGTCTACCCATTGGGCAAGGGGCTGTTGTCTGCGTCTGTTGATCGCCGTGTGGCGCTGACCGACAAAATACAGAACTCGGTTAGTGAGGCGGCAAACTCATACGCTAATAACTACGGCTGGCAAATTTGCCAGTACCCCGACAACAACATGCTGATTCTGAACGTGCCAGCGGGTAACGGAGTGAATTACCAATACGCGCAAAACACGATTACAGGCGCATGGACAAAGCTCACTGGCTGGAATGCTTCGGTATGGCTAAACGCTGCGACAGGGCTTTACTACGGCGACAACAACAGCATCAAAAAAGCATGGGTGGGCAACCTTGATGTTTCATCTCCTATCGTTGCTGATATTCTTCCTGCGTTTGGTTACTTTGGCAGCAAGGCCTATAACAAGTATTTCACGATGGTTCGCCCGTATTTTCAGAGTACGGGAACGCCATCTATTCTCTACGGTCTAAACACTGACTTTGTGCCATCCGCACCAGTTGGGGCACTTGCATATACCCCGCCGACCGGCATGTTTTGGGGGTCTATGATCTGGGGTCAGATGGTATGGGGCGGTAGCTTAACTACGCTTACCGCTTGGCAGACTGTTGGCAGTGTCTGTAATGCCGCATCCGTTCGCCTAAAAGTGCAGAATAACGGCTCCGAAGTGAGATACACAAACACCGATTTTCTATACCAAAAAGGCAATAGCGTACTGTGATACAAGAAGAAAAACTCTCAGACAACCTTATTCAGGCGGTTCCGATGATTTTGGCTCATTGGCTAGAGCTTTACGGAAAGGAGTTTGATTCTGACATCAATGGGATGGTTAGTCAAAACAACAACGGGGAAATGGCATATTTCACGTTAAAAGAAGATGGCAACATTCTTGCGCATATTGGTTATTTCATTATCACTGCTCCAGTGTATAGGGCTAAAATAGCACTTGACATGTTTTACTATGTTAAGCCAGAAGCGAGAGGCACTATGAAGGGTGTAAGGCTTTTAAAAGAATCTGCAAAAGCTCTCTTAGATTCTGGCATTTCCTCCGTGATGGTTAGCAGGATGGTTTCTGCAAATCTGGGGAAAATCATAAGCCGCGCTGGCTTCGTTTCCAGTGGTGAAACGTTCATTTTTAGGGGTTAATCATGGCATTTCTTTGTCCAGCACCAGCCGCACCACCCGCACCCGATTACACTGGAGCAGCTGAAAAAACCGCAGCGGGTAATCTTGAGGCTGCAAAATACGCGACCAAAGCTAATCGGGTCAATCAATACACCCCTTATGGCAACCTGACATACAAAGAAAACGGCGACGGCACTTGGTCACAAACCCAGACGCTGACCCCGCAGGCTCAGGCAACGCTAGACAAACAGCAGCGGCTATCCGACAAATACGCCGACACGGCAAGTGCCGGTTTTGACAAAGTTCAAGGCCTTTTGTCCAATCCACAATTGGATATGTCGCAACTTCCCACCCGCGCGATTGATGTGGGTAAAACAGCTCAAGAAGCGATCATGTCCCGCTTGCAGCCTCAGCTTGCACAGCAAGATGAAGCACTGCGCACAAGACTTGCAAACCAAGGCATCACGCTAGGCTCTGACGCCTACGGAAAGGAAATGACAGCGCAAGGTCAGCGCTCCAATGACCTGCAATTACAAGCGGCTTTACAAGGCATTAACCTAGACCAAGCAAACCGCGCAGGCGCATTGCAAGAGCAAGCCTACATTCAAGATCGCCCCCTTAACTTGGTAAACGCTCTGCGAACTGGCGCTCAAGTGCAGTCGCCACAGTTTCAAAGCTACGCGCAGCAGGCCAACACAGGCGGTGCTGACTACATGGGCGCAGCTAATCAGCAGTACGGCGCAGATTTAGGCGCTTACAACGCAAACCAAGCGGCAAACCCCATGAATGGGTTGTTCAGCCTCGGTGGCACTGTGCTGGGTTTGGGAACTGGTAACGGCGCTACTATCGGCGGCGGCTTGTTTGGTTCTTTGATGGGTAAAAAATAATGGACTACGATCAACAAATCCAAGCGGCAATGCTCCGGCAGCGTGATGCGTCTGGACGTAGCCAATACCAAAACCCAGAGGGCCGCATGGTCAGTGGGCGATATGTCGCGCCCAACTTCCTTGAGTACCTATCCGCAGGACTCCGCAGCGCAGGCGCAGGGCGTGAGGCGCAAATGGCAGGCGATGAGGCCAAAGACCTCGGCACTCAAAAGCAAAAAGCCATTGCAGACGCACTGCGCACATTTGGCGAAAAAGCAAACCCAAGCCAAGCAGGAACCGGCGCGACTGGCATGGTTAACGACGCCTTACCGCCTGAAATGCAGATTGGCGCAATGCCTCAGATGGCTCCGCGCAAACCTGACTTGCAGGGCGCTTATGGTGCTTTGGCTAACTCTGGAGTTTCTGAGCTGCAAAAAGCAGGGGTTCAAGGCGCATTGACATTCGCGCAGCAACAAGCCCAGCAAGGCCAAAAAGCGCAAGAAAATCAGCGATTGATGGGGATTCTGCTAAGCTCTACGCCGCAACAAGCCATCGCGGCTGGTGTGCCTGCTGAAGTGGTGAAGTCTTACCACGAATCGCGCAACTATGGCCGCGACAAGGTGACGTTTGTAGATACTGGCGGCGCGTTTACGCCAAAAACAGAGTACGGCGATGTGCCTGCAAACGTGGCTCCAATCTCCAAGACTAGTAACCCGTTTAGCGATTTGCTAGTGCGTGATGGCGGTGGACAGTTAGTTCCCAATGAACCGCTAGTAGGTGCAAAGGTAGGCATTGCAAGGGCTGGAAAACCTGTCGTGAACGTAGATGCCCGTAACTTCAACACGCAGGAAAGCGAACAATCAAAGGCCTACGGAAAAACCCTTGGAGAGATGCGCGGCACGATTACTCAGGCTGGTTTTGATGCGCCCAAAAAAATAGCGCAACTAGACCGCATGGAGCAGCTTATCGGCGCAATGGATGCCGGTGGCAAGGGTGCACCATTGGCGGCGGATGTGGCATCTTACGCGCAAAGCATGGGAATCAAGATTGACCCCAAGCTAGGCGCAAAAGAAGCGGCTCAAGCGCTTGCTATCGAGATGGCCGGAAACATGCGCGCACCGGGCACTGGCCCGATGACTGACAAAGACTTTGATAACTTCTTGCGCCGTGTGCCGGATTTGTCTAAGACCCCAACTGGACGAAAAGAAATCACAACCACAATGCGATCCGCTTTGCAGCGAGACCTTGAAGCATCAAAGTTTGCGCGTGATTATGCAAAAGCTAACGGCGGCGTCATTGACGACAACTTTTATGATGCAATGGCTGACTTCTACGCAAAGAACCCCGTTGTTACTCCACAATTGCCATCTACTAACGCTCGCGGACAGTCGCTTCCAAAGTTTGAAAGCGATAAAGAAGCGCGTTATCAAGCATGGAAGAAAGCGCAGGGAATGAAATGACAGAACAAGAGGAATTTGAGTTCCGCGCACGGCTTGAGTCTGAGCAGGCACAAAAGCCAACAACGCGCC